AGTTCTAGCAACGAGATTCTTAACCACTTTATCTTTTAACCCCAAGTCCCTAAATAGTACACCCATCAGTGAGGGGATCGAGTCACAACCAATCGGTAGATAGCCTTTCTCAAAGATTAATCCAAATACCATTTGATAAATCAGATGATATTTGTTTAGGTTTGAGTAAAAGCCTCTCACTTGGATCCCAGTAATTTCTTTACCATCTAAGAATACTCTTTTCGCAAATTCATATAAGTTGGAACTTATATGACTTTTCGGAAGAGATATTCCAACTCCAAGCTCGTGCATAATTCGTTGGTATTCTTTTGCAACCTCATCATGCCAAATAACTACATCATCTCCTAGAACAATATAGTGCATTTCTTCAATGCCTAGTTGGTCATGGATCATGTGTATAATTAGATGGTGACAAAGTGTGAAAGTTGACCACGAGGAATATGCACCCATAGGTTGCCCAGCCCGATATAACACTTCTGTATCATATTTGGCTGAGTCCTGTGAGGCGAACTTGAAGGGAGTGTCCACTAGCACTGTTTCCCAAGTTTTAGCAACTTTAGCATCAAACATTTTCTCAATTAGCACTTTTTGAAGTGATAGTGGGAATCTGTCTGTTGCTTTTGTTAAATCAAAGGAGTAGTACTTATGTCCACTCGGTGGTTTAGGAATGATAGGATCTTGTGTGAAAGTTCTATCATTCGGTATAAGCCGGAGCAAGTCGAACTGTTTATCATGGATTTGTTTCAACCAATTTTGAGACCAATGATCAAAGATTGCGATTACTCGCATTTTTGCTTCAGGATCCTTAATAATTGCTAGTTTCCTTGAACACTTCTCAAAGGTATTGTACCCTTTGGATTTGTTAAAAGAAATTATTGATTCAAGTCTTTCATAAACGTTCTTCTTGTTGTATAAATCGAAAAATGACTTGGAACCTTTTAGGTTCTTAGCCATTGCCTCGGCCATCTTAGGATTCTTTAACAAATCCCAAGGCTGTTTCAATATATACCACCAACGTTGTACCAATGATAGTTTCTCTACTCTTTCCTCAGACAACAAAC